AAAAAAATCATAACGCGCTTCTGGAAAGAATTTATAGAGTACAGTGGGCATTAAGTCGCTCATTTGCTCCTCCTTACTTATAAAATATATTATATACCTTTATAAGGAATATATCAATGTCCAACACCACTTATTCCCTCCTCCCCGTCACCCGCATCGCCACGGCCCCCCGCGCCCACGCCGACATCACCATCGGCTTTTCCAAGCGCGGCGATTTGTCCCTCATCTTTTCCCCGGCCTTCCTTGCCGACCATGAAGCCCTCGGCGTCGGCTCCAAGATTCTCCTCGCCTACAGCGCGGAAGCCAAGAAGCTCCTCGTCGCGCCGCCTTCCGCCGGGCAGAAGGAACACCTGCGCACGGTACGCAAGCGTGCGGGCTTTCCCGGCGCGGGCTGCGTGGTCGTCTCGGCGCAGAACCTTCCCGAAGATATGCCGCGCCCCGAAAAGCAGCGCGAACCCGTGCTGTGGGAACCGGAAGAAAACGGCGCGGTGGCCCTCGACCTCAGCCGCTTCGCGTAACCCTCATGAATCCCGCCCTGTTCTCTTCCGCCAAGGAAGACTGGGAAACTCCCCGCGAGTTCTTTGAACGGCTCGACGGGGAGTTCCATTTTGATCTGGACGTGTGCGCCTTCCCCCACAACGCCAAGTGCCCCGCCTACTTCACCAAGGAAGACGACGGGCTGGCGCAGGATTGGGGGCGGCGCACCTGTTGGATGAACCCGCCCTACGGCAAGACCATCAAGGCGTGGATGGCGAAGGCCCTCGACGCTTCCCGGCGCGGGGCCACGGTCGTCTGCCTCGTGCCGTCACGCACCGACACGGCATGGTGGCACGACATGGTGATCGCAGGCGGCGCGGAAGTCCGCTTCGTCCGGGGCAGGCTCCGGTTCGCCGGGGCCGAGCATCCGGCACCCTTCCCGTCGGCGGTGGTGATTTTCAGGCCGCCGTTGCCGCCTTCACAGCAAAAGGAAACGAACGATGAAAACAACAATCCTCAGCGAATACGGCTTCCATGAAGCCCTGCTCGGCATGGGCCTCAGCTACGGCAAGACCTCCGGCGTCACCTCCCTGTGGGACATCCGCGACGATGCGGGCCTCAAGGAACGCGCCTTGAAACTCGCTGGCCTCGGCAAGGGGCACGACAAGTTCCTGCGCATGATCGTCGCCACCCTCGACGTCACGGCCCCGCTATACTGGTGGAAGCAGTTCGACACCTACAAGGTCGGCACGGCCGCGCAGTCGGAATCCACCATGCACACGCTCATGAAGGCCCCGCTCACCCCGGAAATGTTCGAGGGCGGGCTTGCCGATCATCTGCTCGGACATCTTGAGGGACTGCGGCAGCGCGGGGATTTCGCCACCCTGAACCGCTGCCTTCCGCAATCCTTCCTCCAGCGGCGCATCGTGCAGACCAACTACGCGGCTCTCGCCAACATCATTGTCCAGCGCAGGGGGCACAAGCTCCCCGAATGGAAAACCTTCATCGAATCCGTGCTGTGGGGCGTGCAGCGTCCCGAACTGCTGCGGAAAGCGGCTGCGATGGGAGGCCGCCATGAAGCAAACGCCGCCTAATCCGTACCTGCTCATCGACGCCGACGTGCTGGCCTACCGCGCCGCAGCCGGGGCCGAAAGGCTCATCTGCTTCGAGGGGGACGCCTGTTTCCCGCTGTGTTCCCTCGCGGACGCCCAAGCCGCCTTCTTCGGGCAGCTTTACGCCATCCTCGATCGGCTCGGCGCCAGCGACTATGCCTTGTGCTTCTCCGACGACCGCAACGGCGGCTTCCGGCGCAAGCTGTTCCCCGGCTACAAGGCCAACCGCGACGGCAAGCCCCGCCCCGTGGCCCTCAAGTTCCTGCGCGAGGCCCTGATGCGCGACGCTGCGGACGCCCCCGTCCACATCAAGCCCGGCCTCGAAGCCGACGACTGCCTCGGCATCCTCGCCACCCTGCCCTCGTTCATGCGCGGGCGGCACAAGGTCATCGTCAGCGTGGACAAGGACATGAAGGCCATCCCCGGCTTCTTTTACGACATGGGCAAGCCCGACCTCGGCATCCAGCCCGTCAGCCGGGAAGACGCCGACCTCTGGCACATGACCCAAACCCTCATCGGGGACGCCGCCGACGGCTACCCCGGCTGCCCGAAAATCGGCCCCATGACCGCGAAGAAGCTGTTCGACGGCATCCCCCGCGATTACGGACACCTCTGGCCCGTAGTGGCCGATGCCTTCGAGAAGGCGGGCTTCGGGGAAGCGGAAGCCGTCACGCAGGCAAGGCTGGCCCGTATCCTGCGGGCCGAAGATTGGGACTTCAACACAAAGGAAGTGAAACTATGGACACCGCCCCGTCCCTGCAAGACCGGATAAGGCCGCCCTACTACACCCGGTTCCGCATCGAGCCGTTGGCCTTCATCGCCATGAACCATCTGGATTTCCTGCAAGGGAACATCATCAAATACGTCTGCCGCTACGAAGGCAAGAACGGCGTGGAAGACCTCATGAAGGCCCGCCGCTACCTCGACGAGCTCATCAACAGAACGCAAACGGAGGAAGGCCGGAATGCGGCACCAACACGATAACGATCATCTCGCCATGCTCGCCGAGTTCATGACCGCGATGGAACAGCCCGTCAGCCAAGGGTGGGAAGACCTCGAAGGCATCAGGCTCGGCTTGAAGCTCATTGAAGAAGAAACGGAAGAGTTCCGGGAAGCGGTGGAAAACCTCTTCGAGAACACCGAATGCGGAGAAGGCGAGGACGTCCTCAACGACAACCGCGAAGACCTCACCAAGGAACTCGCGGATCTCGTCTACGTTTGCTGGTGGCTTGCCGCCAGAATCGGCATCGACCTGAACGCAACCCTGCGCCTTGTCCACGCCTCGAACATGTCGAAGCTCGGCCCTGACGGAAAGCCCGTCAAACGCGGAGACGGCAAAGTCCTCAAGGGGCCGAACTACCGCGCTCCCGATCTGTCCGACATTGTGCGGCACGCCCCCGTCACCCTCGCCTGATTTCCCATTCCCCACATAAAAAGGATACGCCCCATGCCTACGCTCTATCTCATGTGCGGCCTGCCGGGTTCCGGCAAGTCCACCTACGTCAACCGCCACCTTGTCCCCAAAGGCGTGCAGGTCGTTTGCCCGGACGATCTGCGCCTCACCTACGGCCACGCCTTTTACGGCCCGCTTGAACCCCTCATCCACGCACAGGCCGCCCAGATCGTCCGCGCCCTCATGCACCGGGGCCTCGACATCGTGGTGGACGAATGCCATGTCCGCATCGAACACCTGCGCAAGTGGAACGGCCTGATCAAGGCGTTCGGCTATGATGCCAAGCTCATCCGCATTGTGGCCCCCGTCGAGGAATGCAAAGCCAGACGCGCCGCAGGGGAGCCCGGATTCCCGCTTGAAGTCATCGACCGCATGAATGCCGCCCTGCTCGAAAACTGGATGCTCATCAAGGCCGCCTACCGGGATCATATGCTTACGATCATCCCCGACGCTGCGGACGGAGGCGGGGAAGCATGATCGCCTACTCCCAATCCTACGACCCTGAGTTCTGCCGACTCATCGAAAGGCTCTTCGAGAAATACCCCGAAGAGCTTTTTCGTATCGAAGGCATCCATCCCGACCAGCTCGATCTGCATCGGGTGAGCCGGGAGTTCTTCAAGAGGCGGCCCGTTGAAACCGCCACCGCCGATCACTCCATCGACGGCAACGCCAACGTCAGCGGCAAGGACGTCATCACCTTCAACTATGAGGTGCCCAAGGCCCTCATGAAGATGAACTCCCTGTACAACCTGTGGAATGCCCTGCGGGAAAAGGAGGGGCAGGAAAGGGCCGACGCCTGCATCGAAACCGAGATCATGGGCCTCATCTACATCAACGACGCCTACGACATCGGACGCCCGTACTGCTTCAACTACTCCACCTACGACATCGCGCTGGAAGGGCTGCCGATGGGCGGGAGGCTGGAAGTCGATCCCCCCAAGACGCTCTTCGCCTTTCTGCGGCAGGTGGAGCAGTTCACGGTCTACGCGGCGAACTCCACCCTTGGAGCCACGGGGCTGGCCGACCTGCTCATCGTCGCCGGCCGCTATGTGGACAAAATCTTCGAGAACGACGGCATGGACGGGCACATCCGGGCAGCCGGGCATGATCCTCTGGGCGATCTGCGGACGGAAGACGTCTGGAGGTATGTGCATGAATCCCTGACCAGCCTCATCTACACCCTGAATTGGGAGTTCCGGGGCAACCAGTCCCCGTTCACCAACGTCAGCGTGTACGACCGCCACTTCCTCGGACAGCTCGTGCCGACCTACGTCATCGAGGGCAAGGCCCCGCACATGGGCACCATCGAACAGGTGCAGGACATTTTCCTTGCGGCGTACAACGAGACCCTCTCCCGCACGCCCATCACCTTCCCGGTCGTCACGGCCTGCTTCTCCGTGGGGCAGGGCGGCGACGACACACGGGAGATCAAGGATCAATGGTTCCTTGAAAAGATCGCCAAAGCCAACCTGAAATACGGCTTCATCAACATCTACTGCGGGGAATCCTCGACCCTCAGCTCATGCTGCCGCTTGCGCTCCTCCGTCTCCGATCTCGGCTACGCCAATTCCTTCGGGGCGGGCAGCACCAAGATCGGCAGCCTCGGCGTGGTGACGCTCAACCTTCCGAAGCTCGCGGGCGCAAGCAGGGATCTTGAAGAGTTCCTTTGCTTCATCGCCCCTGTCGTCCGGGAGGCGGCCGCCATCAACGCCGCCAAACGCGGCTTCATCAAAGACCGCATCGCCCGCGGCTCCCTGCCGCTGTACACGATGGGCTTCATGGATCTTTCCCGCCAGTACAGCACATGCGGCTTTACGGGGCTGTACGAGGCGCTCGCCATGTTGGGCCACGACATGCGGACGGATGAAGGGCTTGAGGCCGCCGAGCGCGTCCTTGCCGCGATCAATGCGGAAAATGCGAAGATGTCCAAGAAGTACGGCGCTCCGCACAACATGGAGCAGGTGCCGGGGGAAAGTTCCGCCGTGAAGCTGGCCCGGAAGGACGCCCTGCTCGGCTATGAGCTTCATGAGGGCGAGGCCCCCGCCCTCTACTCCAACCAGTTCCTCCCCCTGTGGGCGGAAGGCGCGGACGTGCTCGACCGCATCCGGGTGCAGGGCGCGCTTGATTCCCTGTGTACCGGAGGGGCCGTCTGCCATCTGAACATCGGCTCGGAAATCACGGACGCCGAAGTGATGAAGGCCCTGATCGTCCATGCCGCCGAAAGCGGCGTCGTGTACTTCGCGGTGAATTACCAAATCAACCGCTGCGCGGATGGGCACATGACCGTGGGCCACAATGCCGAAACCTGCCCCATCTGCAAGAAACCCATCACGGATGCCTACACCCGCGTCGTGGGCTTCCTCACCAACACCAAACACTGGAACAAAACCCGGCGCGAACACGATTGGCCGGAAAGGAAATTCGCCCATGCATGAGTTCTTGTTTTACGCCCTGTCCACTTTCGTCGGGTTCACCGCAGCCTTCGTCCTGCTCTACTTCTTCGCGGAGTGGCGGGAGAAGCGCCAACAGGAAAAGTACAAAACGGGCATCTGGGGAAAGTAGGGGGAAACGCTATGGAAACACTCGCCTACATCATCTTCGTCCTCATCTGGTGCGGCAACCTCGCCTTCCTCGCCTGCATCGCCATCGTCGGGGCTGCCAAAACACTCAGGCGGCGCATCAATGAGGGGGCGTTGGATGAGGAAATCCGCACGGCCATAGACGAACACATCCGCAAAGAAACGGAAAAGGGACGGAACCATGCTGACCATCATCGGCTCGCAATTCAACCCGACGCATAACGCCTTTGAAATCTACGTCTCCGGGTGCAAGCGCCGTTGCCCCGGCTGCCACAACCCCGAAGCGCAGGCGTTCGGCAAGGGCAAGTCCGCCCGGCTGTGGATGAACGAGAACCGCTTCAAATTGAAGACCGGAACCTTCTCCCGGATCTGGATACTCGGCGGGGATCTCATGGATCAGCCCCACCACGAGGCATACGAGTTCGTCCGCGATCTGCGCCGCATCATGCCGAAAAGCATGGAGCTTTGGCTGTGGACGGGCCACGGGTTCGATGACGTCCCGCTCCGCATCCTCGGCGAGTTCGACGTGGTGAAGGCCGGGGCCTACCGCGAGGATCTGCCCGGCCATACCGTGGCCTACGGGGATGAAGAGGACGGCGGCCCCCACATGCTGGCCCTCGCCTCGAACAACCAACAGCTCCACTTTATCCGCAAAGGAGAAAAACATGCCTGACGTGCAAAACCTGAGCGCCGTCCCCGGCCTGTCCCGCGATCTGGTGGACGCGCTGGATCGCCTGTGGCCCGAACGCTGCCCCAACCCCATGCAGGCCGAACGGGAAATCTGGATGTACGCCGGGGCGCGGGATGTGGTGCGCAAGCTCCGAACCGTGCTGGAAAAACAGGAGAACGCCAACAATGCCCCATTCAGCGGCCCCGACCCTCGAAGGCTTGCTCGACTGTAGGTGCGACGTACCGGGCTGCAACCAGCTCCTCGACGCCCACCTTGCCGATCTCTACACGGCCCTGAAAGCCGGACGCCTCGACCGCTGCCTTTTCCACGACGCCCTCGACCTCCCCTTCGGCCTTTTCAAGAAGATCGTCCGCTCCAAGGATGTCTGGTGCTATGCCGGATGGTCAAAGGAGACGGGCACGCCGCTGGCCCTCGCCCTGCTCGACAGGTTTCAGGGCCGGACGGCGTACCTGCATTTCACGTTCTTCCGGGGCGAAGGGTTCGAGCGGCGGATCGAAATCGGCAGGGCGTTCATGGGCTTCATCTTCACACACGGCAGCAACCTCGCCTGCCTGCTCGCCCTCACGCCCGTGAAGTTCCGGCACTCGTGGCGCTACGGGCTTGACCTCGGCTTTGAACGGCTCGGCGTCATCCCCGGAGCCTGCACCCTCGCGGACAGGCGGAACGGCACGCTGGCCTGCGCCGACGGCATGCTGCTCAAACTCGACAACCCCAACCTTTAACCCCAAAAGGAGGCTCTATGGGAGGAGGACTTTTCGGCGGCGGTTCCAAACCCACCGTCACCAAGGCCCCCGAACCGACCGTGGCCGCCACTCCCCCGCCCCCGGAGGAGACCGCCGAAGCCCCGGTCATCGACGAAACGTCCAAGCGCAAGCAAAGCCAGAGCCAGCGGCGCGGCACCTCGGCCCTGCGCATCAACCTGAACATCGGCGGCGGCAACATGGGAGGCGGCACCAGTGGCCTCAGCATCCCAAGATAACGCCCTCGACCCGAAGCGCCGCACACGCGGCCCTGCGGAAACGCGCTACAACCGCCTGAAACAGGCCCGCCAGCCCTTTCTCGACCGCGCCGAGGAATGCGCCTCCCTGACCATCCCCACCCTCATCCCCCCGGACGGGCTGGCCGAAGGCGAAAACCTGCCCTCCCTCTACCAGAGCGTGGGGGCCAACGGCGTGACCAACCTCGCCGCCAAGCTCCTCATGACCATGCTGCCGCCCAACGAGCCCTGCTTCCGGCTGCGGGTGAACAATCTGGTCATGGAAAAGGAAGAGGAGGAAGCGGACAAGGAGTTCCGCACCAAGGTGGAAAAGGCCCTGTCCCGCATCGAGCAGGCCGTGTTGTCCGACATCGAGGACATGGGCGACAGATCCGTGGTCAGCGAGGGGAACATGCACCTGATCGTGGGCGGCAACGTCCTCTACCACGACGACCCGAAGACAGGACTTCGGCTCTTCCCCTTGTCCCGCTATGTGGTGGATCGCGACCCGATGGGGCGGGTCATGGAAATCATCGCCGAAGAAGAGGCCGATCTGGACACGCTGCCGGAGGAAACCGCGCAGCTCATCCGGGAAGCCTGCGACATCCCGGACGGCGACCCCACGGGAACCGCCTACCCGTACCGCGACGACGCCAAGCGCATCTCCATCTACACCCAGATCAGGCGCACGCCCCGCAACTGGAAGATCAGGCAGGAAGCGAGGGGCGTCACGCTGCCCGGCTCCGAAGGCGCGTACAGGCTGGACGCCTGCCCGTGGTTCCCCGTGCGCATGTACTCCGTTGCCGGGGAGCCCTATGGCCGGAGTTTCGTCGAACTGCAAAAAGGCGACCTCGCCAGCCTCGAAAGCCTGTGCCAAAGCCTCGTGGAAGGCAGCGCCGCCTGCGCCAAGATCGTGGGCCTCGTCAACCCCAACGGCGTGGCGAGCGCCCGCGCCCTGACCGAAGCCGCCAACGGGGACTTCATCGAAGGCAGCATGGACGACGTGGGCTTCCTGCAAGTTCAGAAGGCCACGGACTTTCAGGTGGTGGCGACGGAAATCGACAGGCTGGAACGCAGGCTCAAAACGGCCTTCCTCATGCTTGACGGCGGGATACGCAACAAGGAGAGGGTCACGGCCGAAGAAGTCCGGCTCATCGCGCAGGAGCTCGAAACCGGGCTCGGCGGCGTCTATACCCTGATCTCCCAAGAGTTCCAGCTCCCCTACATCACCTCGCGCATGGCGGCCATGACCAAACAGAAGCGCATCCCCCTCCTGCCGAAAGGCGTTGTCCGCCCTTCCATCGTCACCGGATACGAGGCGTTGGGCCGGGGCAACGACAAGCAGAAGCTCATGGAGTTCCTGCAAATGGGAGCCCAGACCTTCGGCGAATCCTTCCTTTCCCTGCTCAACCCGCAGAACGCCGTCGCCCGCCTCGCCGCCGCGATGGGCATTTCCACGGAAGGGCTGGTCAAGGACGAGGAGGAACTGGCGCAGGAACGTCAGGCCGCGCAGGAACAGGCCCAACAGCAGATGCTCATGGAAAAACTGGGGCCGGAAGCCCTCCGCCAGTTCGGAGGGGCCGTCCAGCAGCAGATGGGCCAGCAACAGCAACCCCAACCCGCCCCATCCCAATAACAAGGAGGTTTCATGGCTACAGCCGCCACCCCCACGCAAGCCAGCCCCGAAGCAAAACCCGAAGCCAAGCCCGCCGAGCCCAGGAAAGGCGGCGGGGCCAAGCTCACCCTGTCCACCCCCGGCGGGGCCGCCCCCAAGGGCAAGCCCGCTGCCGGACAGGGCGTCCCCGTAGGCCACTCCGGTCGCCTCATCCGAATCGACAACTGACACACCGCCCCCACCTCTATCATTCTATATAGGAGCATCCCATCATGAGCGAAGCCGTCGAATCCATGTCCACCGCCGTCCCGTTCGAGGAAACGGGCCCCATCGAAACCACGTCCCCTGTGCCTGTGCAATCCCCGCAGGCCCCTGAAAACCCTCAAACCGCCGCTGGCGAGCCTGCCGGGGAAGGCGTCGGCGAGGGAGGTGATCCGAAAAAGGCTGAGGCATCCCCTGACCATCCCGCCGACAAACCGGGTGAAGACGGCGCGATCAAGCCCGAAGACGCGCAGGAGGGCTCCCGCGACAAGGCCGAAGAAGTCCTTTCCCAAAAGAAGCTCGACATCACCGAGTTTGAAAAGGAGTTCGACGCCACCGGGACGCTCTCCGAGGAGTCGTACAAGAAGCTCGAAACCGCAGGACTGGGCAAGGAGGTGGTGGACAGCTACATCGAAGGCCGCAAGGCCCTGCTCGACGCCTACATCACCGAGATCAAGGGCATGGCCGGGGGCGAGGAAGGCTATGCGCATATGACCGCATGGGCCGAAACGAACCTTGAGCCCGGCGAGGTGGAAGCCTTCAACCGCATCGTGAACTCCGGGGATCGCGGCCTCATCCGCCTCGCCGTATCCGGGCTGGTGTCCAAATATAGGGAGTCCGAAGGGGCCGCGCCGAACCTCGTCACGGGGCGGGCCAGCGCCGGGAACAGGCGGGACGACGGCCTTTTCGCTTCCGTCGAGGAAGTCAAGGCGGCCATGCGCGATCCCCGCTATGGCAAAGACCCTGCTTACACTCATGCTGTCGAGCGGCGCATTGCTCGTTCCCATGTGTTCGGAAACTGAGCGGGGCAGCCTTCCGCCGCCACCGCCAGCAACATCAACGGAGGTTCCCGCCATCAGCATCCCCACCATCGAAACCCTGCTCTCCCATCCCCTGACCAAGCTCATCAAGGAGGAATGGGAGGGGTGGTCAGCCGAACCCTACCTCTGCCCGGCGGGTTACTGGACTATCGGCTACGGCCATCTCTGCGCCAGGGATCATCCCCCCATCACCCGTGAACAGGGCGAGCAGTTCCTTGCCGAGGATCTGCTCGACGCCCTGCGGGACGTTGAACGCTTCGCCCCCAACCTCAAGGACGAACCCGGCCACCGGGCCATCGCCTGCGCCTCGTGGATCATGAACCTCGGCAAGGGCAACTTCGCTTCATCGACCATGCTCAGGCGCATCAAGGCCGGGGAATGGGAAGAAGCCGCCAAGGAAATGAGGCGGTGGGACAAGATCACCGTGAACGGGAAGAAAGTCCCCATGCGTGCCCTGACCAGCCGCCGCCTGACCGAGGCCCACCTCTTCCTGACCGGAGAGGTGAAAGCCTTCATGTAACCCGCAACAAGGAAACGCCTTATGGATGCACTCTACGCCATTGATCCCGAAGTCCTGTTCCCGGCCCTCGCCGTGTTCGCATCGGGGCTCGCCAACCTGATCCTGCTGTTCCTGCCCGTGCCCGGCGAAGGCTCCGGCGGGCTGTACAAGGGGTTCTACACCCTCGTGAACTGGATCGCCCTGAACGTGGGCAAGGCCAAAAACGCCGTGACCGCCGCCCCTGCCGCCGCCCCCAAGCGGAATGAATAGCGCCGCCACATGGCTCACGCTGATCGGCAACCTTCTGCTCAGGGCCGTGGATTGGATCAACGCCTACAAGGAGGAACGAAAGCGCCGTGAAGCTGAACAACATGCCGCCAGCGTGCGTTCTGATCCTGCTTCTCACTGGCTGCTCCGGTTTGGGGGGAAAGACGGACGCACCCCTCCCTCCCCTGCCGACGACGCCGGGGGCAAGGGTGACTGACGCCTACATCTGCATCCCGCACGGGGAAGCGGCGGAACTCCAACTCTGGATGGAATACGCCGCCGAACATTGCACCATCGGCCCCGCCGACTAGAACGCCTTGCCGTATCGGGCAGGGCGTTCCTTTTTTCAACCTTTTACCACCAAGGAGGCCCAATGGCCGCTAAGGACACCGATCTCACCCTTTCCTATCCGGGGCAGCAGAACCTCTCCGGGCTCACCGACAAACAGTTCCGGGACATCTTCACCGGGGAAGTCATTACCGCGTTCGACGAACACAACATCATGAAGGACTGGCACCGGATGCGCACCATCACGCACGGCAAAAGCGCCTCCTTCGCCGTGATGGGCCGGGCCAACGCCCGCTACCATACGCAGGGCGAAGCCATCCTCGGCAGCAACAAGATTGCCGCCAACGAACGGGTCATCAACGTGGACGATCTGCTCATCGCGGACGTGGCGATCTATGACCTCGACGACGCCAAGAACCACTACGACGTGCGGCGTGAATACTCGAAGCAGCTCGGCGCGGCCCTTGCCAAACGCTTCGATGAAACCACCATGCGCGTGGCGGTGCTGGCCGCCCGCTCCTCCGGCATCATCGACGACGAGCCGGGCGGCTCCGTCATCAAGGGCGGGGCCACCCTCGCCACGGACGGCGAACAGCTCGCCGAAGCCGTTTTCTCCTGCTCCCAGACCTTTGACGAGAAGGACGTGCCGGAACAGGAACGCTGCCTCGTGCTTCGCCCGGCGCAGTATTACCTGCTCAACCAGACCACCAAGGTGCTGAACCGGGATTAACATACCAGTCCCTCTTCATTCTCTCTGAAAAACTGGAAGGCGAAAGCTAACCAGATTGAAGCGCAATGTCTTCCACAACATCCATATATTATGGAACAAGGAGGCTTATGTCAGATACACCAACTCGTACAACCGAGACTCTTCACAAGTACACAGCCGGATTGGTTGATACAGACGGAAACCTCTGCTTCACTTTTTATAAAGTAAGCGGAGGTTTTAAACTGCGTTTGAAGTTTGCGCTGATGACGGCGGAAAGCGTCGATAAGGATTTCAGGTGCATTAAAGAACTTCATTCGCGTTATGGACTGGGAAGTCTTGTTTACCCTGCACGGAGAAACAACTGGTCTCCGACAGCCCTCTGGCAAATACAGCGTGGAAATGAACTGGAAAGGTTCATTCCTCATATTGCCAAGCATATGTATATCAAGGGTAAACATTTCATGCGACTTCTCGAAACATATCGCTCTCTGTCCGGAACGATACTTGATGAAGAGCAGATCAGGAATCTCAAGATGTGGTCAAAACAGTCCCGAACGGACACTGGACCACTGAAACCCAAGAACTTCCCCTCCCCCGCATGGCTCGCCGGAGTCATCGACGGAGATGGAAGTCTCGTCTGTTCATACCAGAATACCAAGAAATATCTTAAGATGAACCTCACCATTGCTGAAGCCGTGTATGATCTTCCCTGCCTTCAGTTTATTCAGAATGCTTGGGGAGGCCGCATCTACAGGCATGGCGGCAGACAGGTCGAGGTGTATCGTTTCGATATTAACCTTGGTATGGCATACAGCGCAAGGGCTTTGAGACTTCTGCACGCCGTATATCCTCATTTACGAATGAAGAAATATAAGGCTCAACAAATTCTGACAGCGCACAAGCAACGACTGAGTGAGAGAACTTCTACGGAAGAAGCGACAGTCTGACACTCGAACAAGAGTGCTTGTGGCTCGGTGCCGGTTCCTACTCCGACGGCAAGCTCGACAAGGTTGCGGGCATCAAGATCCTCATGTCCAACCACCTGCCCAAAACCAACATTGAAGCCGCAGTACCCGGCGAAAAGAACACCTACCACGGCGACTTCACCAACACCCTCGGCCTGTGCATGCAGAGCAACGCCATCGCCACGGTCAAGCTGCGCGATCTCGTGGTGCAGCAGAGCGGGGCCGACTTCAACATCGTGTATCAGGCCACGCTCATGGTGGCGAAGTACGCGATGGGGCACGGCATCCTGAACCCGTCCTACGCCATTGAGCTGTCCACGGCAGACGCCGCGTAATCCCGTGTAAAGCCAATAGGGGGAGGTTTCGGCCTCCCCTTCATTCCCCACACAAGGAGAGCATGACGAACCATGTCAATCACCATAGCGACAGGCATCATCACGCCGACCTCCGAGCTTGACGCGATCAACGTCATGCTCTCCGGCATCGGCGAAGCCCCGGTCAACAGCCTGACGGAACTGACTTCCGATGTCGCCGTCGCCCGGAACATCCTCCTCGAAACCTCCAAGGAACTCCAGCTTGAAGGCTTCGCTTGGAACACCGAGGACGACTACCCCCTTTCCCCGGACGTCAAAGGCGACATCAAGCTCCACCCGTCCATCATCCGCATCCACTTCCGGGAACCCACCGACCGGGAACTCGTAGTCCGGGGCAGTCAGGTCTACGACCGCACAAACCACACCTTCACCTTTCCCCCTGAAATCAAAGTCACCTGCACCATCACCCAACTCCTCCCCTTCGAGCAGATCCCGGAGGCGGCCAGACGCTACGTCGCCATCCGCGCCCTGCGCATCTTTCAGGAACGGGTCGTAGGCTCTCAGGTGCTTTCCACTTACCAGCTCAGGGATGAGGCCCGCGCACGGGCGCTGCTCATGGCCGACGAACGCCGGACGGACAGGCCCAACATCATCATGGGGACTTTCCCGCCGATCTCCACATGGCAGGTCAGGGATGCCGTCCTGCAACGCCGCCGGAGGAGGTACCGTCCGTAACTATGGGAAAACTCATCGCATCCACCATTCCAAACCTGATCTCCGGCGTCAGCCAGCAGCCGTGGAACGTGCGCCTCACCACGCAAGCCGAGGAACAGGTCAACTGCCACTCCAGCGTCACCGACTTCCTGCGCCGACGCCCGGCCACCCGGCACATCGCCAAGGCCCTATCCTCCAAACCGCCGTCCGGCGTCGCCATGCACACCATCAACCGGGACGAACAGGAACAATACATCGTCCTCGCTTCGGCCACAGGCTTCAACGTCTTCGATCTCGGCGGCAACCCCAAGACGGTGAACGCGGACGAGGACGCCCTCGCCTATCTCGAAGGCGTGACCGATCCGGGAAAGGATCTGCGTTTCCTCACCATCAACGACTACACGTTCGTGCTCAACCGGAAGAAAACGGTCAAGGCTCTGGACGAATGCTCCCCTGAGCGGACACACGAGGCGCTGGTCTTCATCAAACAGGCCAGCTACAACACCACCTACACCGTCACCCTCGACGGCACCCCGCACAGCTTCACGACCCTTGACGGCGTCGCGCCCGCCGATGAGCCCGCCGACGAACTGAGTTCCAAGCAAATAGCCGAAGCGTTGATGAACAGCATCAACACCAACGGCGGCGGCAGTTCAACGTATGCCGTCTCCTACTCCAACTCCACCCTCTGGATACGCAGGAAGGACGGCGGCAATTTCACCCTCAAGGCCGAAGACACCCGCTCCAACACGCACATCACAGTCATCAAGAAATCCGTACAGCGGTTCTCCGATCTGCCGCTGGTCGCGCCGCGCGGATTCGTGGTCGAGGTCATCGGGGATTCCACCAGCTCCTTCGACAACTACTACTGCATCTTTGAGCCGGCCGACGAAAACGACGCTTTCGGTTCCGGCCTGTGGAAAGAAACGGTAGCGCCGGGGCTGCCCTACAAGCTCGACCCATCGACCATGCCCCATGCTTTGATCCGGGGAAGCGACGGAACCTTCACCTTCACCCCTCTGACATGGGACGAACGAACCTGCGGCGACGACGAATCCGCACCCTTCCCCAGCTTCACAAACCGGACAATCAACGCCCTGTTCTTCTACCGCAACCGCCTATCCTTCCTGTCCGGGGAGAACGTGGTCATGTCCGAGGTCGGGAAGTTCTTCAACTTCTTCATCACCACGGCCACCACGCTGGTGGACAGCGACGTGATCGACGTGGCGGCGTCGCACACCAAGTCGAGCATCCTTGAACATGCGGTGGTGTTCAACGGCGGGCTGCTCCTTTTCTCGGATCAGACGCAATACGTCCTTGAGCATGATACCGTACTGGCGAACGCCACGGTGTCCGTCAAGCCCGTGACCGAATTCGAGGCGTCCACCCTTGCGGCCCCCGTATCCTCCGGCAAGACGGTCTTCTTCGCCACGGACAAGCTCCGGTGGGGCGGCGTGCGGGAATACCTCACCCTGCCCGACAACACGGATCAGAACGACGCCACGGACATCACCTCGCATATCCCGCAATACATCAGCCCCAACATCAACAGGCTCCTCTGCTCCACCAACGACGACATCCTGTTCGTCTTCTCGGCGAACCGGAGGAACGCGCTGTGGGTCTACAAATATTACTGGAACGGAAACGAAAAAATCCAGAGCGCATGGAGCCGTTGGGAACTCTCCGGGGACATCCTCTCGGCGGGGATCGTCGGCACGAAGCTCTACCTCGCCCTATCGTACCCGGACGATGACGCCGTCTATCTCGAAGCCCTCGACTTCGCGCCGGGAAACCGGGATGAGGGCATGGACTTCGAGGTCTGCCTCGACCGTATGCTCCACGAGACGGATGTGGCCATAGGCGGCTATGACCCCATCACGAAAACGACGCCGCTCACCCTGCCCTTCCCCATGAACGGCGATCCGCTCATCGTCACCCGCTCCGGCCGCATCCTGTCGTGGGTACGCGATGGGGAAGACGCGGGGGTCTGCAACGTGAGCGGGGAGATCAAGGATACCCCCCTGTTCATCGGGGTGCCCTTCGAGTCCTCCTACACCTTCTCCACCTTCGCCGTGCGGGAAAACGGCAGCGGCGGGGGCGGCGGGAATGCCGTCACCACGGGGCGGCTCCAGCTCCGCAGCCTGTCCCTCTCCTGCAACGGCACGGGCTTCATCGAGATCGACGTGACCCCATCCTTCCGTAAAACCAGCACCTACACCTTCACGGGGCGGGAGCTCGGCCACGGAACCAACGTCATCGGAAACATCCCCCTGTACACGGGAACCATCAAATGCCCGCTCCTGAGCCTCAACACGCAGGCCGTCGTGCGGGTTCACAGCGATTCCTTCCTCCCCTTCGCCCTCGTCAACGCGGCGTGGGAAGGTTTCTACAACGCCAGACATTCGAGGGTATGACCTATGGGATCAATATCCGCGCTCGCCATCGGGCAGTTCGTCGTCGGGGCCGCGTCCGCCGTGGCCTCCGGCATCGGGCAGGCGCAACAGGCGAAGGCGCAAGAACAATACGTCGAGGCGCAGTCGGCGGAATACGCACGGGTGGCCGAACTGAACAATCAGGCCGCCGTCAAGGAATACGTCGAGCAAAGTGCCGCCGAGCGCATGAACCAGATGCAGGAAAAGGCCAGAGCATCCCAACAGCTACAGGAAACGCAGCGCGAAGCCCTGCAAAAGAAGGGAACCATGCTGGCCTCGACCAACGCCGCCGGGGGAGCCCTGAACTACCTCCTCGCCGACTACGAACGGCAGGAGGCGGAACGCAAGGACGTCATCCGGGAACAGTATGAATGGGCTTCGGCCAATGCGGACACCAACATCGCCGCCTACCGGGATACAGCCCAGAACCGGATCAACGGACAGCAGCATTACATTTCTGGAGGCAGTTCCTACTCAAACGGTATGAATATTCTGGGCACGGCCCTAGGCATAGGAAGTGCAGGATTCAACGCCTACAGCAACTATGGTGAAGCAACGTGGCGCAGATCAAAAGGAAAAGGATAAGTCATGGCGAAAAACAAAGATCCGCAAACCATCTTCGAGCGCCTTAAAGAAGGCCCCGGCCTTGCTCCAACCATAAATCCCCGCTCAGTGAGTTCCTTCAATTGGGCGCGGACAGGCGAAGTGGGGTTTGATCGTGCAGCAGGGCAACAATGGAAACAGCTAGGAGCCATCCTTGCCGACTATGACCCCACCATCAGGACGCTCATTCGCACGGAAACAGAAAGGAAAATCATGGAAGACGCTAACGATGCGAGCCTCTTCCTGACAGAAAACCCCGAACTGACGGCAAACATGAAAGCGTGGGGGCAAGCCTCCAAGGACAACGAAGATATACGGAACATGAACCCGTATGTCAAAAAAGCCATTGTTCGTGGGGTACTTCGCAATACAGCTATTCAAGCCGAAGCAGAACTTGAAGATTGGTATGTCACTTCCGGCGAGGTGAACAATGCTGATACAGCGTCCGTCTACAGGAACATACAAGGAAAAGCAAAAGAAATAGCTAAAAACCTCGGCGTTGGAAGCGTCCCAGCTTCCGATGGTCAACAGCAGCAGTTGTTTGATGCCATCGACATTGGTGAAAACTACACCCTGTTCGTCAATAATGGCATCTCACGCCTCATGGAGAAACACAATCGAAACGTCGAAAGCCAAAACTCCAAAAAGCTCGCCTTGCAGTACAACAAGGATTTCTATGATCTCACACGCAATTGGATGACTTCTCCGAGCGGTTTTCTTGATCCTCATCATCCAAACGATGAAGGACGGTTGATCACAACTTCCATCGAGTGGTTGAACAACGAGGCGGAGCGCCTTAAAAGCCTCGGCTTCAAGGAAGCGGAAGTCATCGGGATGCAGGCCGAAGCCGTCTTGCAGAGCGCCCTCCCCGCCGCCACCAAAAAACGTCTGGCGGAACAGATGCACGCCACTATAAACGGTAAGCAGATTCCCCTCATTTCACAGCCGGGCGTTGCTAAAATGCTCGATGATCTTGAAGAAAAGGAAGAAGACAAGCGTTGGCAACGGCTGCAAAGGGCACATACGCAAGCTGTATGGAGCAGGGAAAATGCTCAAATGAACGCCATCCGCATGGGCTATCAGTATATGATGGATCATAAAGATGAACCCATAGACGTAACGGAAGCGTTCAATAAGCTCGGTATTGATCCCCTTCATTTTGCCGTATTCAAAAGCTCCCTTGAAAATGCCCAGAACAGCCTTGCCGTCGCTCCCGATAACCTCATCAACCTTTCAAAATACGAACTCGACTACAGATTAGGGAAGATAGGCAAAGGGGATATTTATGGGCTTATCCGGGACGGGAATAGCCTTTCCCCAACACAGACGCAGGCCCTTCTCACTCTGATCTCCTCTTCTGAAACGGAAGAGCAAAACAACATCAACACCATTATCAAAGAAGCCCGTGCCAATTACATCACCTTTGGCCTGAATGTGAACAAAGAGGAAGCCCAAAAGCTCCTGAACGATTGGGATCAAACTGGAAAAGCCCCTCAAATTCCCGGCGCTCTGGATATTTTCCAAAAGCTCCCCGGTTATCTTGAAGATTTCCATAATGAAATCAATATGAAAAAGGCTGAAAAGGAAGGCGGCAACCGGACGTTGACGGAGACGGAACTGCTCAAGCTCAGATCTGAATTTGAAAGTACAAGGTTGCCTAAGCTCGCTTCCGACATGCAGATGCCGACACAACAAAAGAAAGAAGCACGGCAAAATACAAGCCAGTTGCACCAGTTCGCACAAGAGGTACAGCAGGCGGATACAAATTTCTGGGAGGCAGGCTCCCTATATACAGCAAGGCAAAGACTTTCCGCAGACATGCGTAATAACCTAGCCATGCTGTTCCCCCAGATGACGCAGGACGACTGGACGGGCCTTCGGGCAGCATCCCCGCAGGACTACCTTGCCTTTATGGTGGCGCACGGCGGGCTATCCACTTCCAACCTCGTCTATCTCTTTGAAGGCCGTTACCCCGAAGAACTTGGCCTAAACTCCAGCCAACAGATCATCAACCACCTCACCGACAAGCTCAGAGACAGCGGATATATTTTCGACAAGAAAACCAAACTCTCGCCGGATGCCGCTGAACAACTCAGAAAATAAAAGGAGAAGAGTGGACGTTTATGTCACAAACAATGGTGCCTTTTCCATCAGCCTCAGCGGAAATATATCTACCTGACGGCCAGAAAACGGTGGCAGAGCTTATCAACACAACCAGCCCTTCCAGCGAAACAGCCATCAAAGAAGAATTCCCCTTAGACACACCTGTCATTTCTGTTGATGCGGATGTCTCTGCCCTGTCCGCCATCCCCGATACGCAGCAATGGATGCAGCAGCAGATGCAGCGGACACAGGCGTCAGGCGGGCGGGCGGATGGTGCAGCCGATTCCCTTGCGTCATCCGACGACCTTGATATCTTTGATTATGTCACCGATGTAATCAAAGGCGTTGCCAATGGCCCTGTAAATGCCGTCAATGAGACCATTGACCTTGCGGGGACAATCGCTCAAGGCGGCGAGGAATTCGATTGGGTAGAAAAAGCAAAAGAAAAAGGATGGGATGTTTCAAACTTCGGTGAGACGCAGACCACCATTGGCGGAATGGCCGAAGATGTCAGCACTTTCATTTTCAGCTTCATCACATTCGGGAAGGCTCTGAAAGCGGCAAATTTTTTACAAGGTGCGGGAAAGGCTGCAACCTTCGCCCGTGGCACTGTTCAAGGTATTGCTACGGATCTCGCCGCCTTTGATGGGCACTCTGAAAACCTTTTCAGCCTCCCTCTATTCCGGGACACTATTGTTGAAAGTTGGAGTGCAAAAGAAGACCTTTCCGAACTTCAAGGACGATTGCAGAATGCTGCGGTTGGCGCAGGCATAGGAGCGGCTCTTGAATTCGGCATCGCTTTGGGAGCCAAGGCTTGGGCGCGGATGTTCGCAAAATCCCAACAGGAAGCAGATGGCATACTACTCAAAGCCTATGAACAGATCGAGGAAATACAGGCGGCAAAAGGAAGTACGGTTGATGATCTGATGCCAGCCGAAGCGTCTGCCTCCACCTCCGATCTTGTCGATGGGACAAACACCATCGGCAACAAAGCTGCCTCCATCACGTCCCGGCAGCCAGATATGAAGGTTCCCACAGAGGAAGCATTGACAACGACGGAAGTGAAAACGCGCAATGCCCCAGAAAGGGAGGCTGACACAGCCTACGCCAGAACAGACTATGAAACTGTTAAAACCGAAGCGGATAAAATCGTAGATGAAACCTTGACCAGCATAAACTCGCCCGAACCGATCGATGACGTGATGAAGCGCGTTTCACAGAGCATCAACCTCCGCACCCATTTTCTGCACGGTGAAAACGGGCTGCGTGTTCTCGACGACATCATCACGAAAACCTATCGGGACACGCTCAAGGCTAAAGGCCCTGAGACGCTTGAAACCGTGATGAAGAATGCCGAGGAGTTGGAAGTCAGCGGCTTCAATGGGTTGAGTAAGCTCCTTGAAGACGCGCAGGCAGGGAGGATACCCGTCAGCGAAGTCGGTGAGGTGCAAGCGCGTTTCAAGGGCTACATCTCATGGCTCACTGAGGAAAAATTACGTCTTGCCACCAAGAAAGCCATGACGCCCGGATCCTTCTCCCTGCAAGATGCTTATGACGCCGTTCACTACAACGATCTCCTCCTCAAAATCCATACCTCTTCCAAGAATTTGGAGACATTCACGGGAAGAGGGTTAAACGCTCACAAGCTGACGGGCGAACAGTTCGCGGATGCGGTTTTCGGTGGCGAACTCCGCCCAATCTCGGAGGGGTTGTCTAAGGAGGAATTGGCAATGGAAATAGCCAAAAAAGGCTATTCCAAGAAACAGATAGATAAGATGTTGCACGATGACTACCTGAACCGTGACGTTAAGGCCGCCATTTGCCGTAACGGTCTCAAAGTACGCCCCGGCTCCGTCCTCGGCGTTCTCAATGAATTCCGTATCAACAATATGCTTTCCGGGCCATTCACCGTAACAACCAACGGCATCACGGCAGCGGGGAAGACACTTTTCATGCCCGCTGAACGGTATATCGGCGGCGTGATCAGCCGAAACCCCGCCATGCGTCAGGAAGCTCTCGATACATTCCACGGGCTGTTCCGGTACATAAGCGATAGTTGGTCTCTCGCCAAGAAAGCATGGAACGTACAGGACAACATCCTTGACAACATAGGCGGTGGGAAGCTGGAAAATACTACCGCGCAGATCACCTATGAAAACATCAGGAACATCATGCTTAAAGGCAAGGATGTAAACGCGCAGCTATCGGATTTTCAGGAAATCATGGCACGCTCCCTGAGCTTTCTAGGCCCATATGTCCGCATCCCTTCACGGCTTCTCATGACCACGGATGAATTCTTTAAGCAACTCAACTTCCGTGCATCCCTCGACGCTTCGCTCCGTCGTGAGGCGCGAGAAGCCGAGCTCACCAACGCCGATGCAATAGAAGCATATATAAACCGCAAAATGAACGAAGCCTTCACATCCGAAGGTTTGATCAACAAAAAGGCGTTTTCCAAAGATCAGTTCCAGAAGCATCTTCAATACGCACGAGAGGCAACGTGGACGGAAGATCTTGGTATGGATACGCTTGGAGGCAAATTCCAACAATTTGCCAATGCGTGCCCCTCCGTGCGTCTTGTTGTGCCTTTCATCAAGACGCCTACAAATATCCTGCGGGATTTTGTGGCGCATACTCCGGGCTTGGCATATCTGACCAAAACGCACAGAGAAGCCCTCAAAGCCGGAGGAGAAACGGCAGCGATGGCAAAGGCGAAGCTCGCTACAGGCTCAATGACCATCCTTCCGGCACTCTTGATGGCACAAGCGGGCCTCATCACGGGAACACCACCCAAAGACCCGAAACTCAGGGACGCGCTCATGAATACGGGATGGCAGCCCTACAGTCTCAAGGTTGGGGATCGATATTATTCCTATCGTCGCCTTGATCCGGTCGCCATGTTCCTCGGTATCAGCGCCGACCTTGCCGTTATCGGAAAAGATGCGCTGGCGGGGGGCAAAACATCTATGGAAATGTTCAGCCAATGCGCGTCCGGCCTTGCCATTGCCGCAACAAACAATGTCGTTTCAAAGACATGGATGCAGGGCGTGTCGGAAGTCGTTGGTTTTCTGAACAACCCTAATGAATCGTGGGAACAGTTCTCAGGCCGTTTTGCCGCTACCCTCGTGCCTTTCGCCTCTGGAACCAGATTTATTCGCCAGCAGGCGGATGATCCTATGCGCGAGATGCGCGGCATCATGGATTACACTCTGAACACCATTCCCGGATTTTCAACTAACCTTCCCGCAAAATATAATTGGGTAACAGGGGAAACCATCAACTACGCCCTTGTCGGACGGGATAAACAGGACATCGTTCTCGATGAGCTGAACAACATGGCTGATTCCATCTATGGCCCTCCCGACGAGAAGTTGCGTGGCGTCGAACTCACAGGCGCACAATATTCCCGTCTGAATGAACTTCACGGAACGATCCGTCTCAACGGCAAAACAATGTACGAAGCGATGGAAGAACTCATCAGGAGCCCCGATTACGACCTCGATCGCGCTTTCCTTGGTGATCCGCCTGACAAAGAAAGCGGCCCTAGGGCGCGTATGCTCAAGAAACTCATCAGGAGCTACCGCAATGCCGCGCAGAGGGCACTTCTTTCCGAGGATACGGAACTCGCCGCTGAGATCCGTAAATCGGATTTCCAACGTATGGCATCCCGACGAGGCCAAATGACGACCCTCAATCAACAAGAACTCTTGGAAACATTACTGGAGTATTGATCCCCCACTACCTCCTGCAACTTATACAATAAAAAAGGAACCCCGGCCTGTATCCCCAATGGATATGAGCCGGGTTTCCTGCCTTATGGAACATTCTAAACAAGGGGTTTTATTATGTGCGGTGATCCGGGGCCAAAAGGAATACCCGGTCAAGTTGCAAATGGCGCTTGCGTCATGCGCACTGCTATTGAGACGGCACTACGTTGGAATTACTCAATCAAGTGGTTGTTAAAATATCTTGAATACCTTTCAAGCAGTGAACTAAAGCAGGATCTTCCTCCACAACAACAGATAATGCTTGAAGAAGCATACAGATTTTATCGTTCCCCAGAAAAGGTTGAAGCTCTTCTAGCTTGCCTATCAGTACCCAAAATTTGGGATGAAGTGATAGCGGAAGCAGAGCGTGGGCTACCACGGCACCCCGAAGCCTCACACTCTCATCTACGCGGATATTTCCTTGATATTCTCTGATATAATCTCTAGATAATACTTTATAATTATCAGCAAG